CGTCCCAGCCTCCGTCCCAGCCTCCGTCCCAGCCTCCGTCCCAGCCTCCGTCCCAGCCTCCGTCCCAGCCTCCGTCCCAGCCTCCGTCCCAGCCTCCGTCCCAGCCTCCGTCCCAGCCTCCGTCCCAGCGCATGGGGGGTCATGGGGGGCGAGCCCCCCAACTTATAACTTCGGCCCAGAATGACGCGCTGGCGACAATCTCTCGATGAACTTGAAAACAAAGTCCTTATTCTTGGCGGTTTCGGTTATGGTATTCCGCATCGCGAAGCTACGCATCTGGCCGGTTCCAGAGGAGGGGGCACCGCCTTTCTTGTCTCCACCGCCGTTTGAAGTATCGGTGCCGATGGCGTTCGTGGGGCCGGTGCTGTTAAATAACACGCGGCGTGCGACTTTGCTGTTTACCATAATTACAGTTGGTTATATAATTATGGTATAAATAATATATATATATATTTGGGTTAGACATCTATGCCAAGGGAGGCGTAGTCGTAGTCTTAGGCCTTGGCCGGAGCGCAGTTCTTGACGAACGGCTGTCTACCCACACCACCAGTAAGCTTGCAGTTGAAGATAAGGTTATTATCCTTCAAATACTGATACTGCTCGGCGCATGTCGCGAAGCGAATCTTCGCCAAGCAGTCGCAGGTCATACCTCCCTGGCGGTAAGCCACGGACGTCCAGGTGCCACGACCAATCTTGGGGGCGGAACCGGGCATACTGCCGAAATGGCAGCCCTTGTTCGTGAGAGAACGAATACCGCTAACTTTCTTGGAACCACTTAAGACCATTTTATAATACTGAATTATAAATAATACCGATATAAAAAATTGAATGGATTTTGCTTAAATACATTGGCTCATATATTATTATCTGTCGTCATTGGTTTCTAATGTTTCGTCTTCGTAGCGGCAATGTCGCTTCTGTGGGTGTGGGTAGTAGTGGTTCTGATGAGGATGACGGTTCCGAAAACGAGAATATACTTCTAAATATCACCGACGGCGCCGACGGTGGGGACGAGACCGTCGTCGCCGGAGAAAGCGCGCGTACCGGCAAAAATATATACAACGACGACGATATTATACGCGTAGACGGCGACCGGTATGTATTTAATCCGTATAACACCGAAAACGTCGAAGTGTCGTTGGTCGACGTGGAAGGCATTCTCACGCGATACGGCGTGCCATCCCAAGTCCATAATTTTGAACTGTATCGGCGCGCGTTCGTCCATCGCTCTTACGCCAAACGCCCTAAAGCACTCAATGAGCTCGAAAATATGACGTTTGTCGACCGTCCCGACGGCGCAATGCCGCTTCATCAGAAATCAAACGAGCGTCTCGAATTCGTCGGCGATGGCGTGCTCGAATGTATCACGAAATACTACCTCTACCGCCGTTTTCCTAAAGAGAATGAGGGGTTTATGACCGAAAAGAAAATCGCCATAGTCAAAAATGAAACCATCGGCAAATTCGCGCTAGAGATGGGGCTTCATCGGTGGTTTATCATTTCGAAACACTCGGAGGAAAAGAAGACGAGAACCAATCTGAAGAAATTGGGGTGCTTGTTCGAGGCGTTCATTGGCGCGCTATTTCTGGACTTCAACCGTGTCCCGATTCGCGATGAGGATAAATGGTTTGAGAAGGTGTTTACGTGCGGGCCTGGCTTCCAAATCGCGCAAATATTCATTGAGGCGGTGTTTGAGCGACACATTGACTGGACGAACTTGATCAAAAATGACGACAATTACAAGAACATCCTCCAGGTGAAGATTCAGAAGGAGTTTAAGACGACGCCTGACTATATCGAATTGTCGCGGGACACGGAGGGAGGGTATGAAATGGGATTGTATTTATGTTTAGGACAACCGTTACACGAAGTCATCGGGCAGCCATCGGCCGCAATTCGATTTGATTCGTTGGCGGATGGATTCGCTGGCGTTCATCGGATTTGCGAGGAAAAGGGCGGGAAGGCGTTCATCTTCTTTGCGCGCGCTACCCATAAAATCAAGAAGAAGGCCGAACAAATAACCTGCGAAATGGCGATTAAACAAATCGCGCGGATTGCGAAATAAATATAATGGTATATGTTAGTAATATTGCTGGCAATATGAGTATTTTAACGAATCTGAAGCAACGTCCAGTATTGCGGGCGTCATCTTCTGTGGAAGACGGCGTTGTTATCCATTTTTCTCGTAAATTACCCCGTGAAATAGTAAAGAAACCGCGAAATATACGTGAAAGAGAGGCGGAAGGCGCGGCAGTGGAATTGCCGATAGAGGGCGCGGCGGTGGAGGCGGTGGAAGGCGCAGAGGCGGCGGGGGCGGCGGGTGCGGCGGGCGTTTTTGTCACGGATAAACGACATACTGTAGATTTTGACAGAGACGCGATTATGGCAAGAATAAGAGGGGCGCGCACGGGTGCTGGCGTGATTCCGTTACAGCCTCCATCTTTTTCTGATAAGTTCGTCTCTGACAAACCGGTTGAAGATGAGCCTGAAATGGAAGCCAATGCGCCTCTAGTGGTGAAATTAGGCAAACGCGCGATTTTACCATCCGATGAAGTTGTTAAACAGACGAAAGCGTCAGCCGCGTTGGCAATCGCGGAGGCAAACGAGCCAGCGGATTTTGAAGAGATGCGGATGCCGGCAGCGGGTGATACGGAGGCCGTTCAGGCCGCGGAGGCCGTTGATACCGCCCCAAAGAAACGCGTCATCCGTCCGAAGCCAAAAGGCGCCGCCGCCGCCGCCGCCGCCGCGTCCGGTTCTGTAAGCGCCGCTGCGGTTGGCGTAAAAGCCGCCGTCAAGAAAATCAAGGAACGCGAAGACTCTACTGTGAATATCGCCGCATATACAGTCGGCGATACAGTCGTCGCAACTCGTCTCCCTGCTCCACGATCGCTTCCCCAAGTCCAGGCATCCGAGTTTTATATGAATAATCGCGCCAAATTCATTCAATATATTAACGCATTATTCCGCCCGTATCGCGAGGAACTCACTTCAGGCGAACACGATATCACATGCGAGTCGCTTTATGGTGGTGATGACTCCGCGTCGGTATCGCTCCTCACCCACCAGAAAATCGTTCGCGACTACCTGAATATTTATTCACCCTACCGCGGATTGCTCCTGTTCCACGGTCTCGGTAGTGGTAAAACATGCTCCTCCATCGCCATCGCAGAGGGACTGAAGACATTTAAGCGTATTATCGTTATGACGCCAGCATCCCTCCGTATGAACTACATTGAAGAAATGAAGTCAAAATGCGGCGACCTAATGTATAAGAAGAACCAGTATTGGGAATTTATCGAGTCGCGCGGCAACACCGAACTCACCCACGTTCTCTCGCAAATCCTCATGTTTCCCGATGATAAATTCGTTCGCGCAAACGGGGGCGCGTGGATGGTAAACGTCACCAAACCCAGCAATTATGAAACCGAACTCACACCGAGCCAGCGTGTGCGCGTCGACCGTCAAATCGACGAAATGATTAACACCAAATACGACTTTATTAATTACAACGGTCTTCGCGCCGAAAAGCTGAAGAGTATGACCGACGGATATACCCGCAATCCGTTTGATAACGCGGTCATCGTTATTGACGAGGCGCACAACTTTGTAAGTCGTATCGTGAATAAACTGAAGCGCACAACATCGATGGCGTATCGCTTATACCACTTTTTGTTGTCGGCACAGAATGCGAAAGTTGTTTTATTGACCGGAACTCCCATTATTAACTATCCGAATGAAATCGCAGTGTTGTTTAATATTCTGCGCGGCAATATTGACAATTGGGTATTCACGATTGGTGAAGGCGGAAGCGGGGTCGGGTCCGGAGCAGCGGCGGGCAGTGGTCGTCTCACACTTGACGCATTCAGATCTATCTTTGGTCTCGCGGGCCCAGCGACGGCGGCGGGGCGGGCCAAGGGTGCCGGCGCAGGCGCAGGCGCGGGGGCCGGGGCGGGTTTCGCAAAGGGAATCGGTCTTTCATTTGACTATATGGACTACAATACCCGCACCAAAAAACTAATGATTACCAGGAATCCGTTCGGTTTTGTGCGCGATTATGACGCGGTTTCTGCGAAATATCGCGGGGTTATTCGGCGGGGCGACCCCGCAGCGACGACGACGTCCGCTGGGGTCGAGGCGTCCGCGGGCGCAGCGAGTATCGCGGTTATGGATACGACCGCCACCGAAAACGGTCTTCTATCGGACGCCGCATTTGAACGCGCCATCATCCAGAAACTCCGCGAGAATGGAATCTCGGTTATTTCAGCCACGGCCAGCAAGCAAGCGCCATTTACCGCGCTTCCGGATAAATTGGACGAATTCAATGGGTTTTTTATTGACCCTTCGACATTAGAGTTCAAGAACCGCGACCTCTTCATTCGCCGTATTCTGGGTCTTACGTCTTATTTCCGAAGCGCCCAGGAGAAATTACTCCCTACATACGACGCAGCGACGAATTTCCATCTGGTGGAAGTTGAAATGAGCGATTATCAGTTTTCGATTTACTCGCGAGTACGCGACCTGGAACGCAACCAGGAGTCGAATATGAAGAAGAAGGCGAAGAAACGCGGCGCAGCGGCGGCGGGCAAAAAGAGCGGCGAAGGCGACGGTATCTACGACGATGTTTCGTCCACGTATCGTATTTTTTCACGCGCATTCTGTAATTTCGTGTTTCCGCCATCGATTCGCCGCCCTCTGCCTGGGGATGATGTAACTGCTGCGAGTGAAATAGATAAATCTGCCGCACTGGGTAGTATGCCGGACGCGGGTGTTATGGGTGACGCCCACGAGACCGCGGAGATGTTGGCGGCGCGTATCGCGCGGGCGATGGAATCAGGAGGCGGGGGTGCGGGAGCGGGCGTGGGGGCACCGAAACGCGGACGTAAACCGAAAGTCGCGGCCGCAGCGGCAGCCGCCGGAGGCGAAGAAGGTGCGTCAGTTGCTGCAATGGACGAAAATATGCTTGATGGTGAAGCTGACGGCGGCGGCGACGGCGACAGCGACGATGATGACTTCGAAATGGTTATTACCGGCGAACACTCCGACGCAGTGGCCGCAGTTATGGCAGGCACCAGTAAAAAACCGTCGGCTACAGTTGGCAAAAAAGAATACGTCGCACAATACCAGGCCGCGATTACCAAGGCTATCCGCGACCTGAAAGTGAGCGCAGGAAGTTTCCTTATTCCAGAAGAACTCGCTACATATAGCCCCAAGTTCCTCCACCTGCTCGATAACATCCTCAATAAACAACATATCGGGCTTCATCTCGTGTATAGCCAGTTTCGCACATTAGAAGGAATCGGTATCATAAAATTAATACTCGAGGCAAACGGCTTCTCGCAATTCAAAATAAATAAGTCTTCCACTGGAGACTGGACCATCGATATGACACAGGAAGAACAAGAACGTCCGTGTTTCGCGCTGTATACTGGCACGGAAACAGCGGAGGAGAAGGAAATCATCCGTAATATCTTCAATAGCAAGTGGAAGAATGTTCCGAAGTCTATCACCGAGCAACTGGGGGCGCGTTTCACAAATAACATGTATGGAGAGGTTATTAAGATTCTTATGATTACTGCGTCGGGTGCGGAGGGCATCAACTTGCGTAATGTGCGCTACGTCCACATAACAGAGCCTTACTGGCACCCTGTTCGCACGGAACAGATTATCGGTCGCGCTCGTCGTATTTGTAGCCACATCGACCTCCCCGAAGAATTGCGAACAGTGGATGTGTTTTTGTACTTGATGCGGTTTACCGCGCGTCAAATGGCGTCGGATAACGATGAGTCGCTGAATATTAGGATGAATGATAAGAGTAAGACCGATGGGACCTCGCCGATGAGTACCGACCAGTCGCTTTACGAGATATCCAATATCAAGGAACGCATTACACGCCAGATATTGACCGCAGTGAAGGAATCGTCGTTTGATTGTATGATTCACGCGAACGCTGACGCGAAGGAACGCCTACAGTGCTACTCGTTTGGTGTGGGGGCAGGCGAAGAATCACTCGCATACCAGCCGAATATCGAGACGGAGGAGGATGATAAGACGAAGAAACTGAATAAGCAGACGAAGACGATGACATTGCGTAAATTGGTCGTCTCTGGGAAAGAATATGCGGAAGATCCCGACACGCATATCATTTATGACATGGAACTTTATAAGATGGGGAATTTAGTGGAGCGGGGGAGGCGCACGATAATACCAGCGGACCCGCGGACGGGGACGGGGGAGCAGTCGCGGATCGACTTCTTTTAATAATAATGTTTGCTCCAGGGGGCTGGATAGCCCCCCGCTCCATCATTATTATCAAAAGAAGCAAAAATCGTTTTCTATTATTATAACGCATACGAGAGACAAGGTTTTGATAAAAGGTTTTGATAAAAATGATTGCGCCGCCAGCCTAAAGGCCTGCTTGCTCCATCATTTTTATCAAAAAGCATACGAGAGACAAGGTTTTGATAAAAATGATGGAGCAAGCTGGCCTTTAGGCTGGCGGCGCAATCATTATTATCAAAAAGCATACGAGAGACAAGGTTTTGATAATAATGATGGAGCAAGCGGGCCTTTAGGCTGGCGGCGCAATCATTTTTATCAAAAAGCATACGAGAGACAAGGTTTTGATAATAATGATGGAGCAAGCGGGCCTTTAGGCTGGCGGCGCAATCATTATTATCAAAAAACGCAATCATTTTTATCAAAAAAATCGATTCTTTTTAGTAAATCTTCGTGAGTTATATCTTCGCCTGGTTACACGTGTCTTGCGATAACTTCCTTTTAGATTACGTTTTCGTTTTGTATGTTTACGCTTACCTCCTTGTGAACCAGCACCAGCCGCAACACCAGCTCCAAAAACATCTAACCCAACATCGATGGATGATATTGCATTGTTTGGAACTGTAACGTATATTAACGGTGTCGCACTTGCTTTTACTGAACTTGGGCTATAGTCCCCCTCACCTCCCGATGCAGATTGAGAACCAACCGTTAATTGCGAGCTTGGATCATCCCCAAAACCAACTCCATCAACGCCATCATCCGCTGCGCGTTTCATTCGTTTACATTGGTCTTTTGTTATTGTTCCATATATGATTGTAGCACCGCCATCAGGATTAGGTTGATAAGATAATAGGTTGGGCAAATACTGCTCTAGATCAGGATGGCCGTTAAAATTAAATGTATTACAAACAAAATCAAAAAAACATATTTCGTCAGTATCACTCAGACCCAACTTTGTTCTTAACGCTTTATTTACACCCGCAAGATTCATTCTGCCAAGAATTAAACCTTTTGTTTCTACAATTTTACTTACGGTACTTACACCATCATCGCCTGGGGTTTCAATAACAACTAAAACCTGTTCGTCTGGCCTAGTGGTTAGGTTATAATGTTTTTCAGGAATATAACATTTGAGTTCTTTCCATTCGATTCCATCCTTTTGGATTGTTGCCTTGGACAGCGAACGTCGTTTTTCTTTTTCTAATGGCGGCATTTTGTGTCCTTGCGCGTAAATACAACTATCTTTCTTATCACAATCACTCTGTAACTTAACCATTGCGGCGACTTCATCTGTTTCAAATTTTGTAAGCTCCCCCGCGATAAAATCAGAAAAACTACTCGACGACGGCTGTAGTTTTTTCCATTTATTTATTGTACTTTTAATAAACTCAGTCGTATTAGTTTGGTGTGCATAATAAGGTTTTCCTAAAATGTTTGGCATACACAATCTTGTGTATGTTGGTAAATCTCGACAATCAATACTGAAATTATATATGTCAGCTTCTGTGTCACGTTCTGTGTCACGTTCTGTTTGTCTTGGAACATAAGTCGCATCAATTGAACCGTGTGAAAGTAAAAACGCTGAAACTTGTTTTTTACTCATTATATAACTATATATATATTGTGATATATATTCAACGGTATAAATGATCGCTGGTATACAATAATGACTCTTCATCATTCTCCTCCGTCAGGTTTCCTCTTCAATTTCAGAAATATTGGATTCGTATCTTCCTGAAATCGGACCTTGCGTGTATCTTCCGTAATATTAGGATTATATTCGATTGGTTTTACAGGTATCCGTGTGTGTTCTGGTGGCATCGACGCCTTCATTCTCTCGCCGATTTCATCCATATCTCTCTGTCGCGCCGCAATCCTATCCGCAATGAGTTTTTCCATATCATCGCCATTCGCAAGAGGACTATCACCATTGTCATCTCCCGTCTGGGAATATACGACTTCCGCCGTCTGCGTCTGCGTCGGCGTCTGCTGGCGTGATTTAAGTCGCATCTGCTGCTGCTCCCTCGGAATATCCGAGAAATCAATCTCGGGGGGGCGCGGGATTTCAAAATACGACCGCATCTCCGCCTCTTTCTCTCGCATCTTCATTTCTACCTCTTGGCGCTTTTGATACTGGAAGTCTTCAGCATTATAGATTTCTTTCGGGGTCGCATCATATCCTTGGGCCTGTATGTTACTATTATTGTGTAGACCCCCCATCCGATGCGACTGTGACGACGGCGGTGCAGTCCCCTGCGTTTTCAACGCACTTATATCCCTCGCGAGTTTCGGAATATTCACGGCGAGAGATTCAATCGCGATTTTATTGAGTTCTTTCAGCGAAAAAGATGCCGCACGAATCCGATCTATCTCCATTTTAATCTGTTTGGCTGCTTCAAAATCCTCCGCCTGGATTGCGAGGTGTTTGCGTGATTCCAGTTTCTCTAATCGCGCGAGAGGTGCCTCCATTTCGTCGATAGTGGCGCGGAGTTTCTTCGCTGCGTCGTAGTCTTCTTCGGTAATGGCGTGCTGTTTCGCTTGATGGAGTTCTTTCAGCTTGGCTGCGTGAAGCGACGGGATGGTCGCCGAGAGATTTTTGAGTATTCTCTCAAACACATGCTTGATTTCTTCAGGGGTTACGTTCTCCGGAATGCCGTCAAACAATCCTTCTTCCGCCAATAGAGACCAAAGAAGTTCCTTGTTTTCTTGGGATACGAGAGATGACATCTGTGGTTTGGTTTCGAGTAAACAATTATATAAACATACTGCTCTGGTTTTATATAATTTACAGTCTAAATATTACCATTACAGCCAGGTCAATATGCCTGGCAGAGGCTGGCTGGCGGGCCAACGCCCCCTTAAAAATCCACATTCGGCGTCGGCACCTTCTCATCCACATTGAAGAACTTGCGCCTGAACCGCTGCATATACTTGTCCGTCAACTTCTTCTTCTTATCCAGGAAATCGTGGACGGTCATTTTCCCCAGCAGCATATGGATACACATAAATATGGAATACACCCCGCATTCCGAGTCGTTTTTCTGATGATGGATGTCGTTGATATACTCCTTGAATGGAATTCCATTTGCTTCCCCCTGTTCGCGCACCATCTTCATAAATTTGCGTATCCTGCGCTGGGGGGGGTCGCCCGTGCTATCAAAGAAGAAGATGACTCGCGCGCGAACATCAATAAACATTGATACCCAGTGCTCCCCTGGTTTATCGTGCGGGTCTGTGTTAAACACCACGCCAATTTTCTGTTTTCCATTTTTAACGTGTTTCACTATATCGAATTTACATAATTCTTCCCACACGCATTCGCCGTCGTCCATAACTTCGTCATAATCCACTGGGGATGGTCCAATAAAGAGAAACGACGGAACTGCGTGTTCGTATTGTTTCAGTGAGTTGGCAATATCGATACTGGATAACCACGCGTGAATGTCCTTCTTCCATTCTTTCGGAGCTTGCGGTGCGAAGGTATAATGAAGCATATCGCGATCAATTCCAGCGGATGCGAAATTCTGGCGCAGCCAGCACGCCTCCTGTTGACATACCTGGTTCATATTATTTTTGAGTGCCGTCCATATCGCACGCGGGTCCGTGTCCTGGATTTTCTGGTCGGGGTGGCGTTTATTCCAGAGTAGTTTCAACTTTTCGAGAGATTTCGACGAATAACAGGAGAAATCCTTGGTTTCATTGATGTTTGGGTCAGTCTCGTCTTTCGGCGCACAACTCACTGCTTTGAATTTCGTCTCGCCGGCACCAGTGCCACCCACAATGTCGCCGCCGCTGCTGCGACTGTCATCTTGATTCATATCGCGTTAAATAATAGAATACTAAACCTATACTATTATCTCATAAAAAATTGAACCGTTTATATTTTATTTGATGTAATTGTATCTCATTTCATTTATCGTCGTAATGGTCGTAAAAACTCGTTCGTATAATAGGCAAGTCGCCGCCGCCGACGCTGCCGACGCTGCCGCTACTGCAGTGGACTCTGTCACCAAGAGCCATAATAACCGCCGCCGTGTCAAAATAACGACACCGTCCTTTCTGGATGCCAGTATCAATACATATAAAATATACTCACCGTCTCTGACTCCGAAACAGTCGTCGTTGGCGAAAGAGGTCGATGACGAGGTCGAGGTCGAGGTCGATGACGATGACGAGGCGATGATGACGACTGCCGACGCACTCGTGGCATTACAAGACGAGAATACACAATATGGCGGTGGGTGTATTACCGATATGTGTATGAATCCGATGCGCCCTATTACACGATTCATGTATTGTATTCGCGTTTACAACAGCGAGATAACCCTTCATTACAAGACGGCCTACATTCTTTATGACAATAAGACTCGATTGTATCACGTGTATAGCATCATTTCAAATTGTGTCCCTGAAACAGCCTATACCGATACCGATACCGATACCGATACTGGCTGCGGTGGCGGCGGCGGCCGAGTCGACGGTTACCCTGCACCAGTTCATACCGTTCAGATGAAGTACACCACATACATCAACGAGTCGATTGTTAATTATATTATGACGATGATTGTCCCGTCCAATGACTACGACTACTTCATCAAAGACGATATACTGGGAATCGTCGCGTCCAAAGAGGAATTAGATAAGATCGCGTTCAGTGAGGATTCATCGTATTATGATATCGACCATCTATTTCACGATAATACATCGCGTGAGACCGTGAACGGATGGAAGACATTTCAACTGATTCCGTCACGAAGATATCGTGTTGAAACGTCCGAGGAGGTGGCTATTCGGTCGCCGTATACCGAATCTGTCACAAATTCAGTGCTTCTCATCTTGTCCCACACTATGTAGTCCTGTCCCTCGGTCCCTGAATATCTCACTGTGATAATCCCGTATTTTGGGTAGTCGAGCCTTTATTTCATCGTCGGTGTTGCCGGCTGCGGGTTTTAATACAATAAAATCGTCCATTGTTTTTTTTCGGATACACATTTTATTTGCGAAGGATAAAATACTTCTTGAGGTAAGTGGCTGCGGTGGGGGAGACGGTGGGAGCGAGGACGATGGAGGCGACGGCGGGGGCGAAGACGACGACAGCGTAGTCTCTTGTATTTTCCGATATAAATCCTGTCGCGCATATGCGACGTTATTACAAGATTCTTCTGTGCGGGTATCATCTTCCACCATGTCGGTTATGTCATTCCACTTTAAATACTCAATACACGATTTCAGATATTCCTGATGTGCGCGGTTTATTTCGTCGTTTTCGCATCGTTCGTCAAAAAGGTCGTTCGTCATTGCCAAAATACGGTCTTTATAATACATCTTTTCTTTACAGAACAGCTCTACGAGTGCGTCGGATGTATTCGACATCGATTTTTTATATTTGTCGTATCGGTTACGGTTTGCCATTACGGACAGTGTTAGTTCATTGAAGTCATTCCATACGTTCAGGCCGTCCCCTCCCTCGACGCCGCCTCGCGATTCTTCTTGTCCTTCAGCCATTTCAACGCAGTTTGATATGTTATAATAGAACAATAATTCGGCATATATTGTTGTATTACGTAGATTGTATTTATGTTCGGTTTCGCATAGTCAGTTGCTCCTTCGCATTCGATGTCGCCGTTGCGCGCGGGATATACGTGGGATATTTTATACCCATCGCCTCATTGGCGTGGTCTGTCCCAGACCTCCCAGAAAACCCCTCCGAGGTATGGACTTTCTGTTCCTTATCTTTTTGTATTTTTCGGATTTGTTCTTCTGGGATATAATTCGTGGCAGGCTCAATTACTGGACCACCTTCCCCAGTACAGAACCCGTCGTAATTACAATCCAGTGTGCGGAGTTGAAACCGCGTAGAATTCTCGAACGTTAGTTTGCCTAAACCATTTGGGTTGGGGTTCATCGGTGCGAAGTTTGTCGCGCCGTTGTCAAATAAATACGGATTCGGTTGTTCTACATCGCGCGCGTCCACTTGAACTTGGTAGAGATCGCTGGTTGAATTCGGTACATAAACGGCACTGTCATTACGCTGAAGTGCGAAGAATTGGTTCCGCAGTGATGATTCTACATTGACACGGTCGACCCATCCTTGCCAAGGCGCCTTCGCATTTCCGGGATTGAATACAGATTCGGTGGTGTATTGCTGATAGGCCTGGGTGCTTACCGTTGGAACTGGGCGAGATTCAATAATCGGCATCATTGCGTATTTGGATGAAAGAGGGCGGACATTGAAAGCCGGGCGAAGTGTCGCCGATGGCGTATTTCTCTCGGAGATTCGTTGATTGATTTCGCCAAGACGGTCGTGATGATTTGAATATGCGCCATTTACGACGCCGTGAAATTCCATTTTGGGTTATTGATACTTATTGTATAATGTGAAAATAATTGGGAATAACATATAAACACACTCTGATATTATTCTATATCCATTAAGGCGTAATAGTTAACGAATGTGCGGTATCTTTTATTTTCAAACCGTCGCGCGTCTCGCATTAGCCCAGTTGAAAACATTACAGGAAAATTCGATATTGTCTTCTCATCGCGGTCCAGACAAGTCCGTATTTTTAAAAGACGATACTCGCGCGTGGGGGTTTCATCGTCTCTCCATCAATGGAATGGACCCAGCTGCCGACCAACCGTTTTATATGAAAAACTGTCGTTTGATTTGTAACGGTGAAATCTATAACTTCAGGGAACTCATCGCCGAGTTTGGATTGGAAAGCGAATATCAGAGCGGTTCGGATTGCGAAATCATCATTTATCTCTACCGCAAGCTCGGGATTCGGGAAACCGTGCGTAGATTGGATGGTGTATTCGGATTTGTATTACACGATTATGAAACTGGGGCGACATATGTAGCGAGAGACCCGGTGGGCGTGCGTTCGCTCTTTATCGGGGTATCGCGCCACGATGGCGTCTTCGGAGGCGAGCATTCCGATTTGGCGTGCGTATCATTGAACCCCGACCATTACGCTATATGTGTTGCCAGCGAGTTGAAATCCATCCACGCACTATGCGAAACAGTCGTCCAGTTTCCGGCTGGTTGTTATATGGAGTATATTGGCGAGGATGGGACTGCGACATTTCAATCCTATTATGACTACGCGTCCATCATTAATTCTTATAGTGCTGGTAAGAATGCCAGCAATCTCTCATTACTGGAAACACAAATCAAGGAACTACGCGTGAATTATTCGTATCCTATAGGCGAGGGCGAGGGCGAGGGCGAGGACGAGGACGAGATATGCGCGAAGATTCGCGAATTATTCACACTGGCCGTCGTGAAACGACTAATGAGTGAGAGACCTGTTGGGTGTCTTCTATCAGGCGGGTTGGATAGCTCGCTTGTCACTGCCATTGTCGCGAGGGAATTGAAGCAAAGTTCGCCAGATACAGTCCTGAATACGTATAGTATTGGATTACAGGGGTCGGTGGATTTAATTTGGGCGCGTCGTGTTGCCGAGCATTTGGGAACGTGTCATCACGAGGTCGCACTTACAGAGGATGATTTCCTGAATGCGATTTACGATACGATTTATCAAACGGAAAGTTACTGTACTACGACGATTCGCGCATCTGTTGGGAATTATCTCATCAGTAAGTATATCCAACAACAAACCGACGATGTCGTTATTTATTGCGGGGATATGTCAGATGAAATATTCGGTTCATATCGTGGGTTCCTGAAAGCGCCCAGCGACGCAGAGTTCCATCGTGAAAATGAGCGGATGATTCAGGATGTCCGGTTCTTTGACCTCCTTCGGTCGGATAAAAGCGTTAGTGGTGCGGGCTTGGAGGCACGGGTGCCGTTTGCGGATAAGGAATTTCTGCGTTATGTTATGAGTATTCCTCCGCGATTTAAGCGGTTCAATGACGACAAAATGGAGAAATATCTGATTCGTAAGGCATTTCAAGGGTCTGGGCTTTTACCGGATGACGTCCTCTGGCGAAGAAAGGAGGCTTTCAGCGACGGGGTGAGTTCGGCGGATGGCGGTCGGACTTGGGTCCAGATGATTAAAGAATATTCCGACCGGGTTATCACCGATGCCGAGTTTCAGAATAAGGCGCATTATTTGTATTCACTCTATAATCCACCCTATGACAAGGAAAGTTTCTACTATCGCCGCGTATTTGAGAATATCTACGAAGGACGCGGTGAAACCATACCATATTACTGGCGACACCCATTTTGTGAGGGGGTATTGGACCCAAGTGCGCGTTTATTGTCGTTTTACGTGTCGGACCGCATCCAGAACAACAACGCGGTCCAGTAATATTATCTATGTATTATACACACACACACGGACGCATAATAATACGTTATGAATACCATAAAGAATACCGCCGAAGAACTCATTGCGGCCATTATAACCACAATCCGCAACATTGTTACACCGATATTCGGTAAATATACAATGTATTACAAGTATATTGACATATTTTTCTACGCGAGTTACATGGTTATATTGCTCGGTTTTTACAATACGGTTCCCGAGTATATCCCCTTATTGCGAAACATTATATTGTATGTAGCTGTATTTGTTCTCCTACTACGTTTTAATACGATTTCCTGGACGAACCCCAAATTCGCATTTTTTGGCGGAAATACGTTTAGTGAGTTTGACCGACGTCTTATTATTTCCGCGTGTATCTTCATTTTATTTACGCATATTGTATCTGATACTGTCGCAGATTATGCGAAGAAGCAAATTCAGCAAAATATAACACAACCGATCAGCGCTGGGGTGGTCCATCCTATTTATAATTATATTGATACATCTGGTGCAGTTGATAATATTCCAGCTGTTAAGAAGTTTATACAGGGACAGGCACAGGGACAGGGACATGCGTAGGCAATTGGTTTGACTAAAAAATTGAAATGTTTTTGTCAAATAGAACGAACGACAGAACGAACGACAGAAAGAACGACAGAAATGGCAGAAATGGCAGAAATGGCAGTGAACGGATATCATCCCGCACATGAGGGAACTCGCACAGGGTCTCTTATCGGCCAGGCCGAAACAGATATTCAGAATGAACTGGATATTATGATGAATATTTTGGAAGATAATATGGATAAGCTATCCGAAGGTGAGTATTTACGCGGAATGAACGCACTTGGCGCATTACACAAGCACAAGCGCGATACGTTGAGAGACCGCCGCCCTGGCGAAATATTGCGATGCTGGTTGACATTGGAAGAGATTGAAGATACCGACGAAGACCTATATGACGAAATTATGGGCGTGGCGGACGACATTGTTGCTGAATTGTGTGGCGATGAGGCGAGTATATACATGAACAACGACTCCAATCTGGTTCATCGCGGCGCCGAACGAGACGTCTTTCAACAGCTTATCAATTACAAACCAGTTGAAGGAAACGCTGGTTACGAAACGAGTCCAATGGTGCTTCATCACGCGATTCAGATTATTATGGCGCGCGTTTTCGACGATACACACTTCGAGTTGGAAACGGTGCGTCCTGTAAGCTGTCCGTGTGGATGGCGCGGACCGCTAGGCAATTGGGACAGGCATATCGCGAATGTCCGTCATCAGCGATGGACCATCGCAAGGAATGAACGCCACTCTGCGATTGACTTGGCAGATGCGAGACGGCGGGTAGTCGCGCGCAGAGAGTCAGGCATCGTCTACATTGATGAATTACACTCTACGCTAGAAACACGAATTGCGACAGAGGAGGCGGTTGCGGCGGCGGAGGTCGCAGGAGAACGGGTTGTATTTATCAATGCGGTGGGCGAGAGAAGTTGGTTCGCTGCGTGAATGCTTACCTGTTACGGATAGTCTTATTACGCATATTCTTTACAGCAGTTGCCTTATCAACATAAAATACATTATTATTATGTCTAGAGGTAGATGACGACGACCTATTTTTTTTAGCGGTCTTGGCCGATTTGCGCGAATACGCGATTGCGGTCGGCCGCATAGGCGGTCCATCGCGAAAAAACTGTTGAAGATGGTATAATATATACTTGCTTATGATTTCGTCAATCTCGCGCGGGTATATTTTTTGTTGCTGCGCCTTTGCGTCATATTCCGCCATATTCGCATATTTCACGAATAAATTATGTATTTCAATAGAGAGTATCTGTTTTTTTGCGACGGATGATATACCAGGAGTAATGGATGGAATGGCAAACTTATCAAATACATCACGATATAATGCGCTGTTTAAAAATCGGACAACAAACGTATGAAAAGGTATGTAGGAATGATATGCCTGTAGTTTTATATAATACACGCGTTCATCGACCATTTTAGGATGATACACATCATCTAGAAAACATATTTCAGTATCAGATGGAAGTCGCGCGCAACGAATCAGCTCATTAACAGTCTTTTCCTGCGTGGTTCGTTGAGGGAATGACGACGTGGTTGCGGTGGCGGCGGATGATGCATTTTTCGGGTTAAACCCGCCAATTGTATGGTCGAATAGAGGGGGGATGATGGCGAGAGTGCCAGTTGTTTCCGACATGGCGACCGATCCGCGTAATTTATACTCAAAATAGTTGCGAATATGCGCTACCCACTTGACAGGACCCGTATTGTTCGTATATATCATAACTTTACCACCTGGAATTGAATTCTTCTTTTTACGGATGTACTCTAATATACGCAACATACTCGGACGTATAATCTCTGGGTATAAATCAACTAAATCATTGAAATGACGATATATAATATCAGGTTTATTGAAGTAATCTTCTAATACATGCTTGAATATAGAGAATTGAGTGAAATTTCCGAGAGTTTCATCAACATCAAACACAACGGCCTTTATTTTTTCGGTCATTATATATAGTATTATAGTATTATGCGAACGTTGCCGACATATACGGACAATGATATTGACGAAGATATGAAACTAACACGTGGCGATTATATAAAGATTCTTCAGCATTATCGTCGGGGTTCGCGTTCTGCTGCTGGCATTTCTACGAAAACCGCAAAGGAACGAGCACACCGCATTCTCGCGGGGGAGTTGTGTCGCTGTATCAAGCCGCCTACGGCGACCCGGGCGCGAAAAAGACGCGCCTCTGCTGACGAAAGTCGTCGCATCGCTTATTGTACCCGGGCTATATTCAATAATAAAAGCCTACGTCGACACGGTTTTCGGTGTAAATCTTCGCGCGGCAACAAGTCCCGACTGCGCCCCCGTTTCACAAGTGATATAACCAAAACGGCACAAGAGTTGGTGTTACATCAACATTGATTATCTGTGTCAGCTGCGCCGTCGCCGTCGCCGTCGCCGTCTACGTATTCGACCGCACGCAAGATAAGCATTTCTTCTTGGCTCAACCGCTGAAACACTACATTAAGTTCAAACTTGATATTGAATACGAAGCGTTTCACGTTCCGGATTGTTACGATATGAATCCCTTCCTCTGGGTTTTCGCGGACACGGAATAATGTCCCGCCAAGTGTGATATACGGGCGCGTCTCGAGAGACCGTAATGGGATCCATCGTATCAATTGGTTATGTTTGAGTTCATACGGATTTTCAATGACGCGATACATCGGTAATTTTCGTTCAAACTCTGCCATCTTCTCCGGTGTCAAATTCAAGGACGATAGAATTTCATGTCTTCGTGCGGCAATCTTCTTCATCGTCAAACTCGCAATGGTGTTATTCTCTGTCTTATTCATCGCAGATAATATCGCATTAATATCCATCGGAAATGTGGGTTCATCTAGGACCGACTGAAGTAAGTCGTCGTCGGAGTCCACGGCATAATCGGTATCCTTCACACTAGGATGTCTGCGTGGTAACTCTGGTGGTTCGTCAATGTCAGATGTCGTATCGGTGTAGTCGTTGTCGTCGCTCTCGTCGCTGTTGTCGCTGTCGTTGTCGTCGCTCTCGTATGACGCATCTTTGTGATTTTGTAGTAATTCATATACATTTAATTCGATGCGTTCTTCTTCAGGTCCATCACCGTCGCTTACAATATCTCGTGCGGACCTGGACCTGGACCTGGACCTGGACCTGGACCTGGACCTTCGACCACCCACTGATGGGCGCATATAAGCCAAATCAACCACTACTGTTTTCTTCATAGCGTAGTGAGCGTAGCCGATGAATAATATATCAGCATCTATTTATTACAGATAGGACCGTATGCGTAGCTCGATGATGTTCGGGTTTTCACACGTTTTGCGACATCCTTACTGAAAAACAAAGCATATATAGCATTATCTTATAGCTTTTTGAAAAGTCAGTAAGGCGGAAAATGTCGCGGTTGGAGGACAAAACAGTGGTAGCCGCTGGTGTGCGATATGACCTTACCACGGCCCTGCCAACTTTTGCGACGAATACACTAGACCCAGAAAGTTATGCTCTCGTCAGGCTAAATGTGCGAAAAATCGCGTTTTAAAAGCAAGACGGCCAAACTGGGATTTGGACATTTATTTTTTTGGACCACTTTACCCTTTTTGAGTTAGCGGGATATATAGCTTTTTTATTTCTGGTGATGAGACTGAAGATGGTGTAAATGTTGCCAAAATGTCTAAAGTGCAATATTGCAAAACAATACAAAATTGGGGTAAAACTGGGGTAAAGTAAGGAATACCCCACACTGACTTGTTCGGTTTTCATAGTGAGAATGGCAACATTGGCACCATCGATTGGTCTCAATGTTGCCAAACCCCTGGGGTAAAGTGAACCGCCAGGCAGCGGGCGCATAATAAATAATAGAGGTATAGTATAGATTATAAGTAAAGAATCTCTCGGAATATACAATTTCAACCGGTGAAAAATGCCGCGGAAGTATGTTGACTACTCAAGAACGTATATCTACCATCTAACTTGTAAAACAAAGGATATTTCAGACGCATATATTTCGTATACAACCAACTTGACACAAAGAAAGTATAAGCACAAGCGCGAGGCTTTGGATAATTCATACCGGACGAAGTTATACGATAGTATTCGGAAGAATGGTGGTTGGACGAATTGGAAGTGTATAATTTTGGAAGAATGTTCTTGTACCAATGAAAACCAGGCCAAGGACCTGGCGAATTCCTATATTATTAAAATGAAACCAAATTTGAACGATGAAAAAATAGACGAGAAGTCTATCGAAGACTTTTCTGGACTCCAGCAATTCCAACCAAATATTTTCGCCGATGTAAAGGCCGCAACGTCGGCTCCGCCTATTTTAGATGGGGGGATTCCAACCCAGACAAATGAAGGAAAATATGTATGCCTTTGTAAAAAGTCATATTCTCACCGGTCGAGTTATTATAAACATACTTCTACGTGTCTTCAGTTTCAGCATAGACAGTCTGTTAATAAATTGACAGGTATACCACATCAGGATTCTTCAATGAATACTGTTTCAGTTTCTATTATTTCTACGACGACGACGACGACGACGACGACTGCGACGATGACGGTGCCTTTGGCGGTGCGGGAGTTGGTTCCCGTGGCGGTGCTCGATAGAATAGAACAACCTATCGCCTCCAGCGGCGTCGTTGGCTGCGTCGGCGACGACGACCCTACTGAAATCGTGCGCTATCGTTTCAAATCTAAAAAAAAGGTGGGTAAAATGGACGAACCAATCGACAACGTAATATTCCATTACTCCAATTGTATAGAACCAGAATTATCCGTCCAAATATCTGAAAATAGCGAGAATGACGAGCACGCTAGTAGTAGCCTATCAGGGTCGTCGTCTTCGTCGTCTTCTATAATGTCCGACGACGACGACGATACGGACGACGACACGGTATCCGCAATGTCCGCAATGACCGCGGGAACCGACGCGGCGTCATCGGTTGTATCCGAGCTTCTCACCGAGCAAAATGAGAAGCTCAAGGATTATATCCGGAAAATGATTTCGGCGCTTACCATTGGCAAGAAACGAAACAAGAAATCTCTCGTAAATTCTCTCGTGTTTGAGTTATTAGACCAGAATAAAACCCTACAAAAGCAAATCGTTGAATTAAGCAAGGAGCGCAATATTATCGTCAATAACACGAATAACAACCAGTTTAATTTGAACTTTTTCCTGAACGAACAGTGTAAAGACGCTGTCAATATCTCGGACTTTGTCAATTCTCTCGAAATCACGATGGACGACTTGACATATACGCGGAACCAGGGACTTGTAGAAGGTATTAGTAAGGTTATGATTGACGGATTGAAACAAATGGACCTGTATAAGCGCCCGATTCATTGTACCGACCAGAAGCGCGACACGATTTATGTGCGGGATAATCACCAGTGGGCGAGAGATGAGGGGAACGCCAGGATGCGCCAGGCATTTATTGATATCGCCAACAAGGAATATTTCGCAGTTAAAAAGTGGATGGATTTACACCCGGGGTGGGAGACGAATAGTAGACTCCAGGAATTTCACCATAAGATGATTCGAAATGTCCTTCACGAAATCAAGGATGACCCGATTGGTGAACGTAAGATTATGAAAAGCGTTGAACGAGAGGTGTTTATAGAGAAGTGATTGGTGTTCCGATAGATTACTAATAATATGAAATACTAGTAATGGTAAATTTATAAAATAGGTGTATTATTGTATAGGATGAAACCGTTATAAACATAACCAGTATCGTCTATGTTTATATGAATATCAAACCCAATCCTAAAACTTCGACCCGATAACCTCATTGGCTGCCATCGGCTCAAACGACATCATCCCGCCGGGCATTCCCCCGCCGACATTTTGCGCGTAAGTGCTGTTAAACTGCTGCTGCTGCTGGGATGCCTGCGAGAGACCGTAGTCAGCAGTGCCAGTGTTGCGGTTGGCGGTCATAACCGGGTTAGGAGGTGCCATTCCGCCACCGACCATTCCGCCAGGAACACCGCCTGCGTATGGCTGTGAAAGGGGTTGTGTTATGCGAACTGCGCCACTGCCTCCCTGTGCGCCGCCGCTGCCACCCACCGTGCCATTGTAGCTCGACTCGCCACCCAGTAGCTCAATCGTGCGCTCCACGATAATCTGGACCTTCTCGCCCAATTTTGTCTTGATACTCAAGAGAATCATCAATATGCCTAAAATTGTGGTAGTAAAGTTGAACTCGCTGTATCTGTATCCAGAGTAGGTGGGGATGTATGTAATCAATCGATGGATAAAGTAAATAAACACGAACATAAAGAGGATTTGTCCGAGGATTTCTACTAAAATCATCAGGGTGGCCTTGTGATCGTCGGGTTCAGGGACATAGGTGCGAACCAAATACAACATAACAAGGATGGGGATAAAGCCAACGATGGTATATTGGACGATATTTAATAGGACACCTTGCTGCTGTTCGTCTAAACGAAAGACGTGATCGACGAACGAACTACCGCGCTTCGTTCCTTCCTTTACAGTTTCTTCAAATGCGTCCATTGTTGAGTATATATATACCGGCGAATATATAAAATAATGGAATGGAATGGAATTAAACGGTTAACTATAATAGATACTATTGTTGTAATTCATTGAAATATGCTCCGCCGTTTCTCGCGTATCAACAGTGTTCCTCATTATCGTATGGAGAATACGGGTGTAGCGCAATATGCCATAAAGAGCGCCGACGCCGATGCCGACGCCGCCACCCCGACGACCCCCGCATTATTCATCCACCCACACGCCGAATACCAATACCTAAATCTCATCCAGGATATTATAGAACAAAACCACGAACACGTGAGTCGCAATGGGTCCACATTTTCCATATTTGGCGCAGGAATGATATTCTCATTAGAACAAGGGGTGATTCCACTAATCACTACGAAAAAAATGGCGTGGAAGACGTGTCTCAAAGAACTCCTCTGGTTCATCCAGGGGAAAACCGACAACTGCCTTTTACAAGACGCAGGCGTCCATATTTGGGACGATAATGCGTCGCCTGAATTTATGGAATCGCGCGGTCTCGCGCACTACGCCGAAGGCGACCTTGGCCCCATCTACGGGCATCAATGGCGACACTTCAATGCTGAATACACCGGACACGAGACGGATTATACTGGGAAAGGTGTGGATCAACTCGCCGAGATTATTCGGTGTCTGAAGCACCCCACCGAGAGATTTTCGCGCCGTCTCATTATGTCAGCGTGGAACCCGTGCCAATTGGACGAGATGGCACTGCCACCGTGTCATATTCTATGTCAGTTTAATGTAGATAACCAGAATCGCCTTTCGTGTGCTTTATATCAGCGAAGCGGTGATGTGGGTTTAGGTGTCCCATTCAATATCGCATCGTATAGTTTTTTGACGCACCTTATTGCGAAACATTGCGGTCTAGTCGCACATGAATTCGTATATCATTTAGGAAACGCGCACATTTACGACGACCATATGGATGTGTTGAAAACACAGTTATTGCGTCGTCCTCTTGCGTTTCCGCGGGTTGAAATATCGGTTTTGAGAGATGACATCAATGGCTATACATTTGAAGATTTTCGTGTGTCAAATTATGAAAGTTATGATTCATTGAAGATGACAATGCGAAAATAATATAGAATTAATGTGTTATTACATTTTATAATCTTCACGAACGAACGAACGAAATGAGTGGTAACGCAGCATTGTCGGCAGCGCGAAAGCGTAGAGCGTCTTCTTCGCCGATGGGCGCTGGCGCTGGCGGAAGTTCAAGCACACAATCTTCCGCCTATTATAATAGATCAACTCCTACGACACAGCAGTTGATGAATCAAACATTCCCGGAACATAATAACAAGCCGCAATACACACTTCCGAGTGAATCGGCTCCAAATGTGCCGATAAATATATACGAAAACATCGAACTTATTAAACAGCAAATAACCGCGCGAACCATTACTATACAAACACACGGAAAATCGATACCAGTTGAAAAACTCCGAATACTCCAAAAACAAAATGAAATACAGACCCAAATTCTTAAGCAGAAAATGGCAATAGCGCAACAGATGGAGCAAGCAGAGCAGCAGCAATTTCAACAGCAAGAACAAGACCTACTACATCAAAGAGGGCAAATGTCTATACCCTCTGCGAATGAACCAGAGTTTATTTATGAAAAGGGAATCCCGCGAAAGAATCCAAATTATAAATCACCTGCGGAAATAGAAGAAATTAAAAAAGCACGCGCACATACACAGGCAGAGGCACGGGCTCGGAATCACCCCCCAGCACAGGCCCCGCCGCTCGCACAGGCCCAAGCCCCGCCCCCCAGTCGAATGACGCCCTTCGTAAGTATGATAACTGACACTGGCGTTATTCCTCCTCCAATTGTTATTTTAAAATCTCATAATGCCAAATTAGAAGAACACGACATCGTGATACACGATATCATCAACAAGTTGGATTATTTACATTCACAGTTAGATAGTTATTCGTCAAAGAGTCTTCCTGTAATAAACGAGGAGGGTCATCACCGGTCCAGCTCCAAAGATACCGACGAACAAGACGCAGAAGCCGAGCCCGAACAAGAATTATTGATGGAAGTTGTTATGAGCGATTTAACGAATAGTCGCGAATTTGTAGAAGGTATTGTGGATAAGATTGTTAATGATACGAATCTCTCGGAGGTTATTATGAAGATTGAGCCGCTCGTCAAAGAAAACCAAGAATTACGTTCTCTCATCCATTCACAGCAACAAATGATGAATGAAATGAATACAATGTTGTTGCGACTATTGAATACAAATGTATCGTCGAGCACGCCGACACAGTTAACTGATTCCGAGGAATCGCAAGAGGTTGTATTTCAAGATGATGGTTTGGATATCGACGGTTTGTATATGGCGGATATGCCAGAAATGACCGAAATTGTATTGTCTAATTATGTACCAGTTGAACTTATATCAGAAGCCAGCAATGACATCGAACCTGATACAGAACCCGCACAGATTATTGACCTAGAAGCCGCTACCGAAGCCGCTGCTACCGAAGCCGAAGCCGTCGAAGCCGCCGAAGCCGCCGAAGCCGCCGAAGCCGCCGAAGCCGCCGAAGCCGTCGAAGCCGTCGAAGCCGCCGAAGCCGACGAAGCCGACGAAGCCGTCGAAGCCGCCGAAGCCGCCGAAGCCGTCGAAGCCGCCGAAGCCGCCGAAGCCGCCGAAGCCGCCGACGCCGACGCATATTCAGAAATGCCACATTTTCCGGAACAAATCGCACTAATTATAAATGAAATCTAACCGTGCGCGTAATAAAAAAGAAGTATAAATATGAATATCTAATAGTATTCATATTTACAATGCTAGTTATTTCAATTTTCATTTTCTGTATCGTATTATTTTTGTATCTACATATCCATTTTCATCTTAAACGAAGTAATGATTTAGAAGTGTATGAAATAGAACAACCGTCCAAGCAGCGTTTAGAAGAAGTTTGTGATATACGACAACCAACCACATTTGAGTTTTATAACGAAACATTACTCACCAAGTTATCATATCAGGGAATCCATACCAATTATCGCGCATTTGATATCCATATTCGTGATGTAAACAAATCCGGGTCGTCGTCAGCGGCGGATGCGGACACCGCGAAATCCCCGCAGAAAGGAACCGAGAAAGAGTCTGTATTATATATCCCGGTTACATTCAAAATCGCACACGAAGTCCTGAAAAAAGACACAGAAATGAAATACATTAGCGAATGTAATGCGGATTTTATAGATGAGACCGGTCTTATTAAAATATTTCAATTAAATGATGAATTTCTGCGCCCGTATATGGTATCTACGTGCATGTATGATATAATGATGGCATCTGCCAGAACAACCACGCCACTCCGTTATGAAGTGAATTATCGCAATTATTTCCTTGTTACGCAAGGGACAATTAAGATACTGTTAATCCCGCCCAAAGACACACGGTATTTATACCCGATAAATGACTACGATATTTTAGAATTCCGGTCACCTGTGAATCCGTGGAAAGTCCAATCCGAATACCAGGACGATTTTGATAAAATCAAAACACTGGAAGTAGAATTATTCCAAGGGATGGTGATGTTTATTCCCGCATTTTGGTGGTATAGTATCCAATTTATTGGCTCGGAAACGAGTGTGTGTTCTTTCAAATATCGAACGCATATGAATACGTTATCCATCGCGCCACAACTAACGCTGAATGTGCTTCAGAATATGAATATCAAGCGCGATACACTCGAAAAACGCGCCATCGTGAAAAGTAAATTTCAGGAAACGACGATATTCGACGACGTCGCTGTGGCCACCACCACTACCGCCGGTCCACCTGCGCCCGAATACTCGCCGTCCATAGAAGCCCAATATTTACCAAAGTCATTACGCGGAACCAGTAATAATCCATATAGTATTATGAACGCAATGACTGAAAATGTGTTATCGGCATCGCAATCGACGGATAACAAGGTAGGTGCGGCAGAATTAGAGACTAGCATTGCTGCGACCGCAATATCCCCGAACGAATGTATACTATCCGCGCAAAACGAAGTTACAATAGCGTCGGTGTCCGACACGACGAACCTGTGATTCAGTTCATTCCTCCATCCCGCGGAGTAAACAACATACTTCGTCGATTGGGATACAATCCACAGATAATATTTTTATAAATAAATCGTGAAGTTTTTTATGATATATAACGTCTAATAACAATGAGGAAACATACCCATTACTCGTAAAAACATAATCGGGGTATTTGTGATAATAACTATAGAAATCGCGATAAATATACAGTGTGATAAATGCCACACCGAGAGACCATACATCGTGTTTGAGTTGGATTGTCCTCCAATTATATTTACTTTCTTTGAGTGTATCGCGGATATTTTTGAATTCGGGGTGACAATATGGTATAGTTCCTCCGGTCCCACTCCCTTTACCACTAATCCCTGATAATCCAAAATCAATCAAATACACGGTGAAGTTCTTACATTTTGTTGGGTGATTGATAACGAAATCTTTGTGTTCTCGGATGAGAATATTGTCGGGCTTGATGTCGCCGTGAACGACGGATAACGCGTGAATATCACGCAATAGATTCGCACATTGATAAAAGAGATGAATAAAAAACGTAAATTGAATCGTTGAGAATTGGTTATATATGGAATGTCCGATATTGTCGTTTACCCAATTGTATAATGTATGCGTGTCTTTTATGTAATGCTGGATACTGAACGATATCATATTTTCACGCAGTTTATTATAAAATAGCCGTGGCCCGTGCGCGAGTGTATCCATCCCCTGGGAATTATCCGCGTCATCATAATATTTACAATCACATAATACCGCCCGACAATCACAAACACCATTTTTCAGGTTTCGCTTGATATTTGAGTAAACTAAAAACGGGCGTATGATGCGCGTTGTCACGTCGGGGTCAGGTGCGTCATTTAACGCGGTTACGACAACGGTTTCGTTCATAAAACTATACGGCGAGTCATCAATACGAAGAATATACCCGTTATAACGAAATACACCAATATAATGTTTTGTTTTCGCCGAACGATACAGTTTTTTCTCTTCAAATAAGTCGTGGTAGATATTATTTGCGACAATGATATACAACAGCCGCATCTTGATTTTTACGATATCCGATGCGCCTGGAATATTATGAATTGCGTCTTCGTAACGAGGCTCTAATATAATATCTTCAACATTGATGTTATACATATTCATTATCCGAAGAAGTTCTTGTAACTCATAATCATCGTTTATAATTGTATTGTCGATATCGGTGCGAAACAATGTGCTTGTAATGACTGGGCTTGGAGTGGGTGGTTGTGGTTCTGAGGTTGCGTCGTGGTCGTCATTCTCTGGATTTACCGTGATTATATCCGATCCCATAACGACCTTGTACTGACGCTGCTTTTTTACACTAGGCCTATTTTTTAATTTATCGCGTATATTATTTTTTATTTTGGTGATAAATGCTAACATATATAGAATGTATGAATATATACTTTTGTGTCTATATATGTTAATTACGATGATTATTTCGGACCACTAATCAGGCTCCAAACGTGCTTTCTTGGCAATATGATACATACAAAAATCCGTCATGGTCTTTATTGGCATCATAGATTGCGCCTATCATAGAAGTTATGGGATATATCTTATTATTGATAAACATAAAAAGAGCCTTTTCTGGTGGGAAGTGAATACGTTTCCGGATAATCTGCTGAAGATGAAGTAGCGTCAAATCTCTCGGTGTTATATATTTTGATTTGTCAATCGGGTACGCCTCTCGGTCGCTCTTGGATGGTTGTATGATGAGCGGGACGCGGTCTGGATATTTTTCAAGGATGGACTGTGATTTTTTGAGGCGTTCTAAATAGTCGTTCGTTGCTAACGTAGGCGCAACGGGTGCGGGTGCGGGTGCGGGTGCGGGTGCGGCCGTTATTTCATTTTGACTGCTGCCACCTCCGCCCCCAGGCGCATTCGCGTATAATGTTTGCGGGTATGAATATGATGTTGTTATGTTATTCATATGACTTATATAATAAATATGAATATGGATTTATATCTATATATAGATGTATCTATACAATAATCGCAAAGAATTCTACCCTCAAATAAATATTTCAATAGTGTCAATACAATGATAAATTGAAATATATTACGGCGAGTTGTTAGAATATAACCGAACAACGATGACATCAGCATTGTCTCACGATATCCGTAAATATACGACAGTTGTAAAGGCGCCTACTACTGCGCCTACTACTGCGCCTACTACTGCGCCTACTACTGCGCCTACTACTGCGCCTACTACTGCGCTTCAAGAAAATATGTCTCCAGAGCAGGTCATCGCATTTGAGAAATACAAATCCGGACAAAATGTATTCATAACTGGTCCAGGCGGAACTGGAAAGTCTGCGCTCATCCGAGAGATATATAAATACGCGACCCAGCGCGCACACAATATCCAAGTATGTGCGCTGACAGGATGTGCCGCAGTTATGCTGGATTGTAAAGCGAAAACAATCCATTCGTGGGCTGGGATAGGACTCGCCAATGGCGATATTGGACGTGTCGTAGACCGCGTAGATAAGAACTTCTTCAAAAAGAAGGAATGGCGAAATATGCGTACCCTTATTGTGGATGAAGTGAGTATGATGTCAAAACGGTTGTTTGATATATTGGACCTCGTGGGTAAAACAACCCGAAACAGCCACTCCCGCCCCTTCGGCGGAATACAACTCATATTCTGCGGTGATTTCTACCAACTACCGCCTGTAGGTGTAAATACAGAAGACCCTGATAACTCGCGGTTCTGTTTTGAAAGTGAAAGTTGGTTCGCAACCTTCCCGAAAGAAAACCACATTCAACTGAAACAAATATTCCGTCAAAACGACCCCGTATATTGTCAGATATTGAACCAGGTGCGCGAAGGGCGGATTACACGCAAAACGGATGAAATACTTCGGTCACGCGTCGGCGTTGTATTGCCAGATGTATCAGAAGATGGGACGCCGCAGACCAAACCGACGATTTTATATGCGACGAGGTCACGCGCTGATGAAACTAACCGTCTTGAAATGGAGAAACTCTCGATTCTTGACCCCGATAGCCCTGACTATAAATATGAATTGAAATATGTAACAGATTTGCCGTTGTCGGAAAAAGACAAACAAATTCGCGCATCGCAGTCGAAGGAGAGGATAACATCGGAGCTGTTTTCACTGAAGAACGGTATTTTGTGTGACGATATCGTTCATTTGAAGGTTGGCGCGCAAGTTATGTGTGTAGTGAATATGGAAGAGTCGGTGACTACATCCGCGACCCCAATATGCAATGGAAGTCAGGGCGTCATTGTACGAATGGTAGAGAACCCAGCAGGGACTACTCCACCATTACCAGTTGTTCGGTTCAATAATGGACTTGAAATGACGATGAATCCGCATACGTGGATGAGTGAGAATATCCCTGGAATTGGCGTATCTCAAATACCGCTGATACTTTCGTGGGCGATAACGATACATAAGAGTCAAGGTGCGACATTGGAACGCTGTATTATTGATATAGGGGACCGGGTATTTGAGGCCGGACAAAGCTACGTCGCACTGTCTCGAATCAAATCATTAGAAGGAATGAGTATTATGAGTTATGATGTATCGCGGATAATGGTGAATAAGCGTGTGAAGGCGTTCTACGGAGAATTAAATAGCCCGTAATAGTAAATATATAGTTTACACCTTTTCTCATTTAAAACGCCCATTTTACAGAGCAAAAAAATAAGAAAAAAATGTAAAATCAATAGTAGGAATTTCACCTACGATGGTCTAACTTTTTCCTCTTCTTTTTGGATATTTGAAGAGGTGAAAGACGAAATTTGGAAACATAACGGACGCTCTTGTGTTTCTATCCAAGATTGTGTTAATTTCATTATGTTTATAGACGAGTTTGCGTCTCTGGTTCTAAATACGATTTTTTTGTTTTCGCAACTCACGCAGTTAGAACACTTTAACAGACGAAACACTTTATTTCCTTCCTTATCTTTGTAATACTCCAAATCATTATTACAATCACAACACTTCTTACTTGTGTTGCATTCATTTATCGTTATTGTATCATATTTTTTATGAATTAATTTTCTCAACCCTTTATTCATCGTAGGCATAAAATATTTCATTTGAGTGCTTCTACTCCAATTTCCATAACCGATTAGGATATTTTCGCCAAATGTTTCTTTAATTTTATTCAAAAATGTGTCTATTGATTTCTTACCATAACTATATTGGCGAAACTTCATTTTTCTCCATGTATCACGATGGTAAAACTCCATCGTTTCTTTGTTTAGTTTATCCTTTTCAATAAGATACGCTTTGAACTTTTCGTAATCAACCGATTTACTATTTTGAAATGATAGTTGTGTTTCTTTTTCAATAATACCATTTCGGTTTTTTTCCTCTAATAAAATTCGTTCGTTTGTTTTTGCTTTACTTTCTCTTTTTCTTTGTGGGGCTGTGTATTGAAGTTTGTTTCCGTTTTTATCCATCATATAAACCAAACTGCGTTTTCCGGGGTCACAACCAACAATATTCCTTTCTTTCAAAGTATCTAACTGTTCTTTGGATAAATCCTCAATATTGTAAAAATCTTGTTCTTGTAAAATAGGAACTCTTGCACCCCATTTTTTATCCTTCAAATCTTTTCTAATAAATAATAAGCAACACGAAACACCGTCAGTTTGGATTTGGTTATGAAACTGATAATGTTTATTTTTGAATATTTTATTTTTCATATCCAAAAAGTTAATCCATACATCTTTCTGATTGTCTTTCACATTACTCAACAATTCACCCTTTTTCACTTTATTGCCATCTTTATCTTTTTCAGGGCAAAACAGATTGATTAAACTCGCAGTATCAATAATAATATGTTTTGGAATGATATTGTTTCGTAATGGTAAGGGTTGAAACAATTTACTTTCTTGTTTTTCCAATACAGAATTCATATACAACATTCCTTTCAAATAGACAAATGGCTTCACTTTAATATCATAATGAACTGATTTTTTGATTTCAGTAGGTAAAATGTTAGATAAATGTGTTTCTCTCCATTTTGAAAACACAGCATCAGTTTCACTTAATTCCATAAGGTTCTTTTTGAATTGAAATAAGGTTACTTTATCTTCGGTAATTTCATTTGTGGTTTTGTTAATAAATCGTAAAAAGTGTTGGATAAAACGCTCCTGAATATTGTTTGATAATGATGTGTGTATTTGTGTTGCTAAATAAGGCAACAAATAAGTTGTGTGTTTCAAATTGGTTTTTACATGGTTCAGTAAAGGTTGGTATTCATTATTGTAGAATTGTTCCAATATTTCCAATAGTTCGGTGTCTTTGCCTTTCTTTCCTCTATTATCACGATTTCCTAATGTTTTGATGCTATACAAAATAAATGTTTCATCTATATCAGGCAACGGTAGATTATTGTTGTATTGGTATAAAACATACAACCGAATAAATTGATATGCATGAATAACCAAATCATTCATTTCAAAAACCAAATGATTTATTAATGGTTGCATCGTATCACAATTCACTAAAATTGTTTTCAACGGTATTTTGAATGTTTTGTATGCCGACTTTTCATTATTCCTAAACTCCTTGAATTGTTCCTTTTTCTTCTTTTTCATTTTATATACTATTATAATATTTATTTTTAAGTCATTTAAACGCAATTTATATAATAAATATAATATGTTATTAACAACTAACAGTAATGGAACAACCGATTGAAAAAGAACCCACATATTATTGTGAATGCTGTAATTATAAATGTATGTATCCTGCACACTGGAAACAACATTTAGAATGTGAAAAACATAAAAATAATGGGATAAGAAAGACCAGAAGTGATAAGGTATTTGAACCAAACTGTAAAATATGTGATTATACGACTACGCGAACGACCAATATGAAACTTCATTATTTGAATAACCACGCAAATAAAGAAGAAAGGAAAAAGGAATTTAAATTTTATTGTGAAGCATGTGATTTTGGTAATTTTTCAAAAGGATTATTTAAGTTGCATATGGAAACAAAACATAAATAAATAATGGTTTATTCGGTGGGTTGATATGGCTGTTGTTCTAAACCAGAAACTAGATTTTTAATTCTCATGTCTTTTCCTAGTTTTGATATTTTTAATCTGCAAGTTAAACACCTATCATTCTTTGATTTGCAATAATTGCATTTTTTAATTTCATTATTAGCAATAGTTTCATATTGTTTTATTGTAGTGACCTTATTTAATTCATCATCAAATTTTAACTGACGAATTCTAAATTTTTCACGAATTTCGTGTTGTTCTTTTGCATATAGTTCTCGTTCCTTTTTTTCGCGCAACCTTATGTAATATTTATTAAGAGATACGATATACTTTTGCTTATAAATGTTTCGTTTAATGTAAGACGCGATTATTCGTATTGCTTGTTTTTTATTATTATATTCACGACATTTACCGCAAATTATTTGCCGTCTAATACAAGGAACTTCTAATAAAGTTAAACTATCATCGTTCGCATTTGTTATAAGTGTTTCAGCATCAATTTCAAACCAAGGTTCAGGTCTATTTTCATTACGGGTTTTGTGTGTATTACATATTTCAAATATACAATACAATTTATCATCATTCAACCACGCAACATCCGCTATTTTTAGACCATTAAATTCAAACCTGTGCTCTAATTTAATAACCGAATTGTCTTTTATTTCAGGTAGTTTCCATATAGAATCACCGGTGCATTCACAACATTTTCTAATAAACGAAATTGGGATTTTTCTTTCCAATAAAGTTTTCAGTAAAATTTTTGCATCTTTATGAATTTGTGTTTCGGTTGGTTTATTATAATGATTACAAGGTGTTTTCGTATCAACCTTGTGCCTAAAATGATGAACTCTTACTTCACCCTTTACTAAAATTAAATCCTTATTACATTCAGGACAAATATATTCATCTTTTTTATTTGCTATTTTAGGATAAACATATTCACGAGTATGTTTATTGATTGCACCAAGCGATAATACATGTGTCATATTATAAATTTATACTAACATATCTTTATTATAATTTTATGAATATATAGCATATGCCTCATCAAAAGAGTCGTGATTATAAAGAAACAGCCGTCCAATATTATTTAGTTGAAGATAAGTCCCAAGAAGAAGTTTGTAAAATATTCAAATGTTCCAGACGAAGTTTGATGCGTTGGGTGGATAAATACAAAAAATATGGGAAAATTACTGGATATGAAAGAATACCAAAAGCATATAAGGTGCATAAAGAACATGTGGATTTTTTATTACAAGAAATCAAGCATAATAAAACCATAACGATTGAAGATTTATTGCTTTTACTGAAAAATAAATATCCTGATGTAGATTTGAATAAATCACATATAAGTCGTATTATACACGATAATAATATTACTTTGAAAATGACGAGAATACGACACGAACCTGTAAAGCGATTTGGTAAGGATATTGATATAAATAAAAGCATAAAAGAGTTTTACGATGAAGTCAAAAAATACAAAATAGAGGATATTATTTGTATAGATGAAACCTCCATAAAGTCATTACAAAAGCGTAACCGCTGTTATAGTGAAAAAGGGAAAAGATGTGTAATAAAAACACAATCACAAGAAGTATTCAAGAAATATACTGGGATATTTGCTATTTCTGTTAATGGTGTAGTTGGTTTGGATTTGTATGAAAAAAGTGGAATAAATACAGATAGAATGGTTGAGTTTTTGGAAAAACATATAACAACCCAATTCAAAAATAAATTAATAATAATGGATAATGCAAGTAGTCATAGAAATCCAAGGGTAAAAGAAGTAATAACTCAACATAATCATTTATTATATGCAGTTCCATATCAACATTTCACAAATTCCATAGAAAATTATTTTAGTATGCTGAAATCACGATTACAAAAGTTAGATGGATTAACTCACGCAGAATTGAAAGAGAATATAATCAATACTATAACGAATATTCCAAAAGATAAATACAGGAACATAATTAAGGGTGCATATGAAAGACCAGAAAAATATGTATCCAATAAAAACAAGACACGAAAAATAAAGAAGAACTATTTATAAGTTCTCATATAAAATGGGCGTTTTAAATGAGAAAAGGTGTAATACAGTAGAACAATTATTTTTACGTGAATATAGTATACAATGTCCCTAATAGTTATTTGTGGAGGTGGCGGGAAAACCACACTAGTAAACAAATACCCAGATTTATTTTTAGATATTGATGACTTCATATGGTCATCATATAATACTAATTATCACAAACAATTATCCGATGCAATAACATTAGAGGATATGAATACTATAGGTGACATATACAAAACAATTATGGTAAGTAGTCGTGACTATTTACAAACACAATCTAAAATAATTTTGGGACATGATCCAATATATTCTGAATGGATTGGAGTCGAATTATTAACAGAACTGAAACCATCGATTAAATTACACGAATTAAATATATCGAATAGGAGACCTGAATTAAAAAGAATTGCTACGAGTAATTGGCTTTATTTGAGAAATGCTGTTATGTATGATGACTGGGAAAGTTTTAATAATTTAATATTCAAAGAAATACCCGCCGCGTGGAGCCGGATAGATAGAAATACCAGCCGTGTGGAGCCGGATAGATAGAAAGTCCGAGGAGAAAAAACAAGAAGAGGTATAAAGTATAGAGAAGCGAAAAAAATTGAAATGATAAAGAAGGAAAGTATAGAAGGAAGCGATAAAGCAAAGAGAATTACAACGATGGAAAGCGTAGTGAGAACGATGATGAAGATGACGGG